GGAAGCCCTTCATAATCTCTGCTTGTAGTGCAGCTTCGTCCATATTGTTGGTTACTTTGTCGGGGTCTAAGTCCATAGACTTTGCAATCTCACGGATTACATACTGGAACTTAGCAAAAGGTGCGAGTGCTGGGCTGCTTGCAATCTGCAAGAACTGCATCAAACGCTGACTACGTACTTCGTTAGCCATCAGGCTTTCTGTGCCACGTGCCTTAACTTCTAAGTCACCCTTAATCTCAGGGTCAAAGTCAAACTGCATGTTAAAGCGGAAGAAACCTTCACCAAGGGGACGCAGCAAATAATCGTCTACGTTCTTGATAACAGTCTTTGTTCCACCTGCAGCAGCACCCATAAGCATTGAGATACCTGAAGCGGTACGTCCTACTCCTGAGATACCTGTCTGTCCATGTGCGAATGAGGGGAAGCCTGTGCTTTCATCTGCAAGTACACGTGCCTTGTCAAACAGCATCATATTCTCTTGCGATACGTTAGGGAACTTAGTACCAAAGATTGCCTGACCCGGTGCGCCACCCTGTCTACGGAATATCTTGCCCGGATACAGTGACAAGTCTTGACCCGGCACTAGGTTTGTTTCGTCTACCTCAACAATCAAGTTGCCAGACAGTACAGCGTTATCAACAGCCATACGCATAAAGCCGTTCATCAATGTCTGCGTATCGTCCATGTTCTCTGCAATACCCACACCAAAGAATGAGTATGGGTTCAGTTCATACGGTGCGGCGTGATATGGAATACGGCTAGGCTTAAATGGATTTAGTACCATACGCAATAGTTTGCCATTACAAATCCACACGTTTGCTTGTAGTTCATCGAAGTCCATAAGTTCTTTAGGGATGTCTACGTCTTGTTCTTCAAGCATTTCGGTATCAACCATACCCCAATACTCAAGTACCTCAAAACGATCTACACCATGTTCTGGTGCATAGTCAGACAAATCATCTTCCCAGTATTTTTTAGTGTAGTTCTCACCCATTGAAATAGCTTCGTCAATAACTTGGCTACGGAAGTATGGGCGTTTTTTCAAGTTACGCAATTGTGTACGTGACATCTTGTGACGCTCAATTACGTACTGTGCCTCATCCATGTTGTTTGCATCTGGGTCTGGATAAAAGTTCCAAACAGATACGTGACTGACTTGAGGTACAGTCTTAAAGAGTGGGTCATAATTACCCTCGTCATCCCAATTAGGATATTCTTTATCAATAGCAAACGGCCCCTTCATTACGCCTGTTCCGAAGAGTGCCATCTCAAAAGAAGAGTTACGCAGATGCTTATTGGCACCTGACTCCTCTAGTTGGTCGTGAATTTTCTTTTGCATCTTCTTAGCTGCAATCATAGCAGGACTAAATGCAATAGCTGTTGGTGTTTTACCCGGCCCTTCTTTCAGTTTATCCTGAATAGGCTCAAGGCGATTTTGCATAACGCCAAGTTTTTCTTGCAGCGACTTGGCTGTAGCACCGGGTTCTAAATCTTGCCCGTCACCTGCAAAACCATAAGGACTTACATTCTGGTCTTCACGAAGTTGTTCTGGTTCTTGTGGGTCAAAGTGTACATCCTCTACTACACCTTCAGGTAATTCAGTAGGCTCAATAGAAAGAGGGAACTTATGATTAGCAAACAGTACATCAACAATAGAACCGTAAGCTGCTAGTGTTTTAGTCTTTGTTACCTTAATAAATACACGAGACTTTTCTGCTTCAGTAAACTGTACATCTGGACCATAAAGACCACGGTAATTACGATAAGCACGAAGCCAGCGTTCTTCATCCTGATAACGATAGTCTTCAGATTTTCTATAACGCCCTTCAATAAAAGGAATAATACTAGAGACACTAGCATCTACAGTAACTGTATCATCTGTATCTTCTAATGCAATAGCATCATCTTCAATCATAATATCATCTTCGTTCATGTTATTTATCCTTAGTATCCAAAGGTTGAGTCTGCTACACGCATACCGCTACCACGGCTATTGGCTGGATCATAGTCCCAAATGCTAAATCTTGGTCTTGACATTATACCATACCTTAACGCATCATACAAGTGATCTTCCGAATGTGTGTCAATATCTTCTGGATTTTTCTTGTCAAGAGGAATGGACGGTAGCTGGGCAACGATGTTTGTGCAGTTATTAAAGAAAACAAGTCTAGGCTCCTCTGTAAATTCATCTACCTGTAGGCGTCTGTGTATTTCGTTTTTACCTGCTACACGACTACCCTTACTTCTATCTGATGGTCGCCAACGGCAACCTCGTTGGATCATTTGTTCAGCAAGAGAAGGGCCAGTGTCCCCACGCTTATGCCAAAGACTGCTATCCAGAACACCATACTTAATATTTCCATCGCCTGCTTCAGCCTCTAAGATTATATCTGCCAAGTCTGATGCAAGGACTTTAGAAACGTATAGTTCTCTATATACCACAAGTTGTTCATTAGGCGCAACGGCAAACCAAATAACACCAGTGTAGCTACCGTAGCCATAATCGCAGGCACGAAACTTAACCCAATTATTAGGAATATCGAAAGGCTCAACAACGTGGATAGACCTATCAAACTCCGTGAAGGCAGCACCTTCTTTAATGTCCCAGTCGCCTTCAAGAAGCTGTCGCCTCTGTTGTTCTGGCATTGAAAGAAGCATGGCTTCGTAGTCACCTGACTCCGCAAGGTACGGATTGTCAGAAAGTCTCGCCGGGATGAAGCGGCGTTTGAATAAAGATTTTCCAGCTTTGCTATGTCCTGCTGGATATCGGAGTACTTCTCCTGTTTCAGTGTCTGTTGCATCGAAGGCTCTGTTGTAAGGGGCTGGATCAATAAACGTCTTCTTGACCCAATGATGACCTCTGCCGCCGGGGTTGGTCGTAGCCCTCATATAAATTGGCAAGTCTGGTGCAGTAGAACGTAAACGAGAACGCATGTAGTTCCAAGCATAAGGAGTTGCCCACTGTGTTAATTCGTCAAAGCCAATCCAACTAAATGCCAAACCCTGATAGCGCAACACATCGTCATCTCTATCTAGGTAAGACATCCACAGTCTAGCACCCGATGGTGCAGTCCATTGCATCTTTCTTTCTGACCACTTAATACCGGGCCAAATCTTCGGATATAGTTCTTGTGATTTAAATACGAGTTCTCTTAGTTCTTCTGTTGTATGTCGTAGGAGTAGCCCACTAAAAGCAGGATGCCCCATGTATCTTAGTGGGTCTGCAAGCATAGCATATGATTTACCACCACCTGCTGATCCACCATAAAGTACTTCACGTTCTGCTGCTGCTAGGAAATCCGTCTGTGGGCCGGGGTTAGGCTTAAATAATACGTTAGCATGTTCTTCAATAGAACTGCTATCATACTCACGTGTAAGCGTTTCCTGTATCTCAACCTTCGGCTTTTCTTGAGCCGGTTCTTTGGTTACTGATTTCTTCCGCTTTGGCGATTGCCTTTTCCGTAAAACTTGTGTGCTTGCAGCAGCTTTTAGTTTTACACTTGTATCATTTTCCATTTAAAATGTATTACCCTTTTGTAAATTCATCTTTGCTGGAATTATACACAAATTATTAAAAGTATGCAACCCACAAATATTTTCGCCTTGTAGCGGAACAATATGGTCTACATGATGTTTTATTTTTGTAGACTTAGATATATTACTTGCTGCAATATAAATACGTTCAATATCGTTTAAATTAGCCCAAGACGGGGTAGCTTGTAACTGTTTGGCTCTTCTTTTAGCTTGGTGTGCCGTTTGCTTGGCACGATGTAACTTTTTATATTCTTTGTGATACTTTTTTATTTTATCGTGGTTTTTAGCTAACCATTTATTTTTTTGACGCTGTATGTTTTTTTTATTATTTTTTATATAATTAGTATGTTCTGCGTTCATGCATTTTTTACACTTAGCCCTATATCCACTTTTGACACTATTATCTTTATAGAAGTGTGCGACATGCAATGTGTCTAAACATTTTTTACAAGTTTTTTGCGCCAACTCTTGCATTTTCTAACTCTTCAGCTTTAGCAATAGCACGTTGTGCGTACTCAGACCACTTACGAAGGCTTGCAGCTTTGTTCTTACGCTGTCGTTCATTAGCTAACCGTTTCCTTAAACCTACATGCGAGATGTATCTGCCAGTCTGCGTACTCAACCAATTGGCTACCTCACGATAGCTATACTGATTTACGTGTGATCTAGCCTTCTCTAACAAGTCCAATTCAATTTGGATAGGTTGAAGAATGTCGGGGTCTTCATCATCCTGTCTATATCCGAATGGTACTGTACGTGCAATACGTGGTATAGGTATCCACTCGTTTTCTTCTTTAATGTCTGTCGGCTGTGGAAGTTTCCATTTGCCTATGCTTCTAGTCATCGTCTTCTTCAACAACCATTTTAGGTGGCATAAGCATAACACCCCCTGATGCTTCTACCTGCATCTTCTCAGTCTTAACCAATCCTGTGCGGTCAAGTAGTTCTTTAGCTGCAGCCATCTTATCACGTATGCCTAGTTCAGTTGGGTCGTGTAGACCGCCTACCATAGCCATCGCTGCTTTCGGCGCATTACGTGCCATATACATTTGAGTTGCCTCAAGTATTTCTTCTTTAAGACCCTTAACAATTTCTGAAGTACTAGAAGTGTCAGCATATCCTGCCAGTTTCTTTGCTTGCACCAAATCACCGCCAGCCTCTTCAAAGAGGACGTTGAGTAGTAACTGTTGTTTATCTGTAAGTTGACGTGCCATTAGTCTAATGCCTCTGTAATTCGTTTATATGATTTTTTTAAATTATCTACAACATTAAAATCGAAGAAACTTGTCTCCTTCTTTTTCTTACCTTTATATGTTTGACCTGAAGTACCTGAAATGGTAAATAAACCACCTTCACCTTTGTACTTTGATTTGTATGTTTTGCCAGCCATATTAAAATTCTCCGTTGTGCATTGCATTAGCTAACTTCACTGCACGTGATTTTACCTGATTTGCCCACCTGCTGTCAAGCATTTCTTTTGCTGCAATGTCGTATTTTTCTTCGTGGATAGCTGCCCACATATTTTTAAACTTACACAAACGTGGTACACCCATGTTAAATGCCATATCCATTAAGATAAGTTGACGTACACTGTCTAGCCTGTCTACGCAAGGGTGCGCACGAACCAGTTCCTCTTCGACAATCTGCACGTCATTTGTTGCTAGATAGACCGCATCAGCTTCTGTGATGCCCCATTCATATACGTGGTCAATAGACGGATAATCCATCCAGTCTAGTTCTTCCTTCGTAATGCCACGGTCTTCTAGATTCCGTCCGATACCGATAGTGTCAATACCAAGGGTATCCTGATACACCTGTAGGCGCAAACCTTCGTGCGCTACTAGCTTTTCAATAAAGTTATCTCTGCGGTATTTCATTTACTTGACCTTGATTCAGATATGCGGTGATTAGATTGAACCGGATTCTTACCTTCGTGGTTCATCCACACAGCAAAGGCTCCTGTCATTGCACCAGTTACTACAGATACCAAACCCGCTTGTGCTGCTGATGGATCAGGTAGTGACATAAACCACTCAACTACACGCCAACTCATTAGCGTCATTATCAACATCATAAAGCGTGGAAGCAGTTTCCATTCAAGTATCTTCTCTGCTGCCATTATTTCTTTCCAAAGAATTTAGTCGCTGAACGAACTCCAAAAGAAGCCGCAACGATAACTCCAAGTGAGTATTGATACCATTCAGGCATTTCGTTGAGTCTTGCGAATCCATTTGCTACCACATCTTCCATACCCGGCACGAAGGCTAAGATCAATGGGATGCTAAATAAAATAGTAAGCCACTCATCTTTCCACGAAGATGCACTACCTCTAGCCATCTCCAAGTCCCAGTCAATCTCGCCAGTAGCTTTCTTCTGCATGACAATAGCTTCTGCTTGTGCTTTAGCTACCTTCGTCTGTGCGTTAGCTTTAGTCTGTTCAACTTTGCCTGACATCCATGTGCCAGCAATCTCTGCGAGTGGTCCTATAAGTAAGTTAAGCATTAGG